GATGACTTAATCTCTAGATCGTAGACATAGTTCTGCGCAGCAAGAGCAGCAGTCTGTGTAGCCGTTGCATGAATGACGATAGTGCCTGTAGCACCTGTAATGGTGATACCTGAGCCAGTAGTCAAAGTAAGGTCGGCAGTAGTGCTATTAGGGTTAAGGCGTAGCTGCATTGCAGCGGTGTAGCCAGTTAGGTTAATTGCAGTTCCAGATGAATCCTTATAGATAAGAGTCAGATACCAGTCTGAGCCTTGGTCTATAGATGAGTTATAGGTACTTGCCATTATTTACCACCTAGCATCGGGATGTTAAAGAACGAACCGTCGTGGTCGCCCACTTTCGTAAAGCTGACATGCGCATGATGATTATGCTTATTGATGCCATCGTAAGGACGCCAAGCCCAAGATTTCTTAGCCGAGGCAATCCGTCCATCGAATATGACATAGGAGATGCGCTTATCTCCAGCTTTCGCGCAAAGTCGAATCTGGTCTGCAAGGTCAGGCATGAGGTCTGGCTTTGCCATTCCGCTGAGATCCCTGTCAATGTCAATGGCTCGGACGACACCCTGTTCATCAGGATTATGGTCAGAAGCGCGAGCTGCGTGGCGGGTATCGCCAATCCATCCGTCACTTGTCCTGTCGCGGTCACCGTAAGCATCGTCCACCTGCAGTCTTAATTGTTGGCCTGCTTTACAAAGTATTGGTTTCATTGAACTTCCGTTTTTAAATATTTAACTACCACAATGCCACCAGTGCCACTTGTGCCTTGTGCGCCATCTGCATAAACACCAGTACCACCAGTTCCATAACCTGAAATAGTAGATCCAGTAGAAGTAAATCCACTAACTGCAGATAATGAACCGCCGCCAGCGTTAGAATAACGAGATGAGTTTGCTCCAGATACTCCGCTAGGTGAACCACCTGAACCACCGTTGCCACCGCCAATATAACCATAACCACCACCACCGCCAGTTGATGTAGTAGCGCCAATGGATGATGAACCACCGTTGCCACCATTACCAGGGTTGCCTACTGCTCCCGCGCCACCACCGCCGCCAATAGTAACGGCTTGAGTGCCGACAGTTAATGAAGTTGAAGTATTGGTAATACCACCTGAACCACCGCCACCGCCACCATAACCTGAAGTGTTGCCGTTACTGCTTGAACCACCGCCACCGCCACCAGCGATGATAAGAATGGATGCTGCAATAGATCCACCTGTTACCACTAAATTATCGTTGGTTAAAAATGTTCGATAATAATATGTAGCATCAGAAGTAAGAGTGCCACCGCTTACCGATTTTGGTGGAGTTGTAGGAGCAAGAACTCCAGCGACATTATTAAGCAATCGCGCCCACCACGTACCAAGTGTCTGTTGCAGTCTTGATAAGAGCTGCTGACTTATATTGAGCAAGAGTTGGAGAAGCTGGTGTCGCCGCACCCGATAGGACTGTAGTAGTTCCAGATGTGACCGCTGAGATCGTAACCAAACCAGCGCCCTTGTTGAGAACTGTAATAACCGTACCTACTGGGAAAGCCACAGATGCGTTTGTAGGAATCTTGAATGCTACGGCAGTCGCCTTGTTCATAGGGACTAGCACCTGATACTGGTCAGTAAGAACGGCAGTATAGTCCGCGGTCTGGTCTGCGCTGACTGCGAAAGTCACTAGACCGTTATAGTCCGCGGCAGTAAAGATATCGCCTGTAGCTGCTGGAAAGCCTGTTGCCATTTATATCTCCTAGTAGGTCATAGCACTAACGCCTATTATACCGTTAACTGGGCTTCCAATGACGAAGCCATCTACTATCGGTTCTAGGGTCGTGACTGTGCAGATCATGGATTGAGGAGTTATCTCCCACTTGAGTCCTTGAGCCTGCAGGGTTTTAACGATGGTACTTCCATCTGGTTGAACGTTGGTTATCTTGAGGTTAGAGAAGTAATCCAACCCAATCATAGTGTTTGTGGGAACTGCTGGGTCTAGAAGGTTGACTGCCATCTGGTCAATACGGATAGAAGTTGATTGACGAGTAGCCACGTAGGTTGCAGCGATATTAGCTGCAGCTGCATCGGTGTCGATACATAGGTCTTGGACGGAATACTGGTGTGGGAAATACTTGGTTGCTGATGCCGTGTTCTCATAGAACTGCTGAGTGCCACCGTAGCGAGTGATTGCCGCTTGGTTAATGATGAGCTTGTCATCAAAGGCAAATACCAGATTCTTATATGGAATGCCTGTTGTCTGGTTGAACTCAATAGGAGTGCCAGAGATAGAAGACACGACGTTATCCCGAGAGCGGAAGACTACTGATCCATCGCCTCGGACATAGAAAGCACCCTGCTCGCTGAACTCAGCATTCTTGAGCGCTGCAAGGGAAGTTCGGAGTGTGCCTGAGTCTGCCTGACAAATAGCGTTGCCAGTATCGAGAACTCTCATATTGTTAGGGAAAGATACGTCATCGAGAATAGCCGCGATACGAGCGCCTGTCGATTGGCCAGAAGGAGTGCCGGCAATAGTCTGGACTTGAGCCAACTGGAATAGGCGGAAAGCATCAGCGCAGTAGATATCTACATAAGCGGTTTCTTCATTGATTGGATAGTGATAGCGGTATTCAGTCGTATAGCCAGAAAATAAGAATGAAGTGCCGCTGCTGGTCGTAGCCGATACTCTCAGTTTACGCATTGGCGTGAGATAACCGTAATAAGGGCTGGAAGGGTTCTGTGGGTTGAAGTCAGAGTTAGGGTCTAATACTCGCACTACCGCAGTTCCAGCGATGTATGTATCGCTCTGGATGGCTCTGCCACGGTCAATAGTAATCTGATAAGCTTGGTCAGTTAGGTCGACTACTGGCTCTGGGACTTCTGACGCAGCGAACTGGGACACCCCGATTATGCCGTACTTAGCATCGCCAATAGTAAATGGGTAGCCAAAAGTAGCACCCGAGCTAAAGTCGAAGCTGACGTTAATCGTTGCAGGTAATGTCACCAGTTAAATCCGCCTGTTCGACGGTCTACATAGGATTGATTACCTGAAAGGCTCTGATCCATAAGGCTTGAGGCAATGGTCTTGCCGTCAATCTGGACTGTAATCTGCGGAGTGAAATTAGGTACAGGAGCGCCGATAACGTTCCCGCCGTAATCAAGTGAGCCTGCTGGCAATGGTGTATTAAGTCCTGTGCCTACGTTGGTAGATACAGAAGACCCAGCCATGGCTTGAGAGCTCATAGCGGCGATACGAGCCGCCTGTGCCTCTACTGCATCGAGGTAGGCTGACCAGTTCTTAAATGGATTATTCGCGTCTGGAAGTGTTGCAAGATACTTGGAAAGGTTGCCAGTCTTGTCGATGGCATTAGCCAACTCTGTAGAGAGTTTCGCCGCAGTCGCTTCATCACCCTGCAAGAGAGCCAACTGCAGTTCTGCTCGCTTACGGTCTTCATCCGATAACTTGCCCTTAAGAGCTGCAATGAGTTCTATCTGCTGAATATCGAATAGGCTATTTTGCTTCTTGAGAAGGGCTTGCTTCTTGAGTTCTGCAGTATTAGATGATGTGGCCTTAGATAGACTCTTGGAAGCCTTAATCTGAATCTTGGATGTATCTATGATCGCTTTGGTGGTTGATGCGGCAGACTTGCCACCAGCCATCTTGCCATTAGCGCCAAGAAGTCCACCAAGGCTTGTGACGTAATCCAAGGCTCGGTAAAGTTTAACCAAACCAGAAACTGCGTAACTGACTGCGGTAACGACGCCGTTAATTGCCTGGGCGATGTTATCGATTGCCTTAACTGCATCCTGAACGTCTGAGCCGCCTGCGATACGTGCAAAGGCGTCAATCAGTCCTTTACCGATGGTTTCCTTCGCGTTATTGCTGGCTACTGTAAGAACGTCGAGCTTGTAGGCATAAGTGTCTAAATAGGCAGAATTAGCCCCAGCGAACTGCTGGTTAAGAATGCCCAATACGTCAGCAAAACTCTTGGTCTTTAATTCACTTTGAGTTAACCCAGTATTGTATTTCTTTAACCCGCGAGTAATACCTACATATCCATTGGCGAGGTCTTGTGCCACGGTGGCAAGGTCAACGCCTGAGCCACGGCTGATTGCTATAGAGTCATTGAGGAGTTTGTAAGAAGTATTTAGATCCTTGGTAGTGGTGAGGAGCGCCTGAAAGGCTGGGCGGAGAACGTCATCCTGAATGCCTGCAGTCCGCTCAAGGTTCTTGATAAATGTAGTGATTTCATTGTTAGCAAAAGCGTAACCAAGATTATCAACCGCATTGGTCAATCTGACTGCTGCCGCTTGGTCAGCTGCGAAAGCCGATACAGAAGCCTTGCCGAAGTTGATGACTGCCTTAGCGCCGTAGCCAACTCCAAGAGTGGTGGCAAGGTTCTTGATTGTCTTGTTAAGTTTTGATGCTGCGCTCTCCGCTACCTTAAAGCCTTTGAGGTCGGCCTTAGAGTTAATCTGGATATTGACGTTTTCGTTAGTTTGCATTATGCAGCCTTCGATAATGTGCCAGCATGACTGCGAGCATAGAACTCTGAAATTGACTTATCAATAGCCCTCATGACGATGCCGTGAGCACGTCCCTTATCTGCAGCCCAAGCGCGATAGATAAGGCGTCCCTGACCCTGAAGGCTAGATACTAGCGGCGGGAGATTGGCGATGAATTGCTTGCCGGCATTTGGATTGTTAGATCGTGAGAACTTCTTAGAAGCTCCGCCTGCTTTCGGCCCGACCCATGGTTGACCGTTAGGGTTCTTACGTCCTGAGGTTTCGTAGATAGCGCCCACGGCTGATTTATTGTAAATAGCCGCCATTGAGGTGAAACCGTTCTTATTCTTCTTGCTAACTGAAGTTGAATAAGTAATACCGCGTTGGATGACCTTAGCGTCGTAAAGTGGGAAGCGCGCAGTTACAGTCTTGCGCTGCGCCCATCCACTCATCGGGGAATCGATTGGAACGAAGCCTCTAGCCGCCTTGACGACTGGCTTGAGTCCTGACGCCATCTCTTTACGAAGGCTCTTCTCTAGGTCTGGAGCGAATCGACGAAGAGCTGCTCGGAGTTCAGTATTACCGCTTATTACGATTGCTGGCATCTTTGATCTCCTTCCCTCTGTCGTTTAGGGCTGCCATATACACCTTGAAGGTATAGGCATCCATATTCAATATGTGTTCTATCGGAATCCCTACCTCTATGGAAATGCGAGCCGCCATATAGGTAAAAGATTGCCGATCTATTCTAAAGGGTCGTCGTCGAGCACCTCAACGCTCTTAAGAGTATCGAGGAAAGCCTCGCCAAACGGCTTAACTGTGATGCCGTTTTGACGAAGCCCCTCGTATGCCAACCAATAAACGTCGGACTGCTTCTGGTCTTCGATGAAGGCTTTGTGGAAGCCTTTCTTTGCATAGTTCTCGAATGCCCACTCCAATTTAGGAGTAACTGGAATATCGTGAACTGTGCCGTCGACCTGAGTTACCTTTAACTTTGCCATGCTATG